GGTGAAAAATTGCAATACATCATTCTAAATAGCGATAAAACTCCCGCTGAGAAATTAACAGACGGCGGTCACGCATTACACGAAGTGGAAGGGTTCGACAACTTAGGTGTACTCATCCCCCCTCCTTATATCGTTTTGGATTTCGACACGACTTCGGATGCTGAAATCATGCTGAACATTGTCAAGGGCTTGAAAATAAAATGCCTTGTCATGAAAACAACGAGAGGTTATCATTTTTGGTTCAAGAGCAAGGAACCGTGGAAAAATTTCAAAAAGACCCGCCTTGCTATCGGCATCTATGCGGATTGCCGTTCGTATGGAAAGCTCTCTTACACTGTAGTCAAAAAAGACGGAGAGTGGCGTGAATGGATTCAGACATTCCCGGCTGATGAGATTGAAGAAGTTCCGTATTGGCTCCGTCCCCTCTCATTCAGTAAGTATAACTTTAAGGGGATGAAAAGCGGTGATGGTAGAAATCAAGACCTCTTCGAATACATCCTCGTGATGCAAAATAAGGGCTATACGAAGGAGCAGATTACAAAAACAATCACTATAATCAACAACTATGTGTTCGCAGAGCCGTTGCCGGAATCTGAGCTTAATACTATTCTCCGAGATGAAGCATTCAAGCCAGAGGAGGAAATCGCAGCCACTTCAAGTTCTGTCTACTTCGATGAAAATGGGAAGTTCAAACACAATCTCTTTGCCGAAGCGCTTGTGAAGAACATGAACATCATCACAGTAAATGAAACGCCCTACATATACAAGGACGGTTATTACCAAAAGGCAGAGCGTTTTATCGACAAAAAGATGGTGGAACTCTACCCGACCATTCGCAGGGCGCAAAGAGCGGAGGTTCTGGACTACATAAAAATTCTAACTCACATGAGGGCAGAGGACATTCCGAAGCAAGAGTACATCATAAATCTTAAAAACACTCGACTTGACCTACGCACCGGCAAGACTCTCCCCTTCGACCCATCGGTTATTGACTTTTGCCGTGTGCCGGTTATTTATGACCCGAGCGCATATTGTGCTGACCTCGATAAAACATTAAACAAAGTATTCAAGCACGATCGGCAAGTCATTGACCTATTTGAAGAGATGGTTGGATATTTGCTGATTAAGAATTGTCGTTTCCGCAAAGGGTTCCTCTTCTATGGGAGCGGGAGTAATGGTAAATCGACCATCCTCAATCTGCTTAAGAAATTCATCGGTGAGGAAAACTGCTCAACTATTGAACTGGAAAAATTATCCGACCGCTTCAAAACGGCAGAACTTGAAAACAAGCTCGTGAACATTGGGGATGACATCAACCGCCGGGACATCATCGACACCGGAACAATCAAGAAACTCTTTACCGGTGAGAGCGTGACCGTTGAACGCAAGGGTCAAGACCCCTTCACTCTTAAGAATTACGCTAAGATGATTTTCTCCTGCAACGAAATCCCACGCATTGCCGACAAGACCTATGGTATGTACTCACGACTCATGCTAATACCATTCACAGCAAAGTTCAGCCCATCGGATGAGGACTTTGACCCATTCATTGAAGATAAAATAACAACGGATGAAGCCCTCTCCTATCTCCTTAATATCGGACTGAGAGGACTCAGACGGCTTCTACGCAACAACGACTTTACTCAACCAAAGGTAGTCACCGAAGCTCTTGAGAACTATAAAGTGGACAACTCCACCGTTCTCACATGGATTGAGGAAGAAGGTATTACTACCAAGCAGCTTTTGAGTGATACGACTGATAAACTCTTCTCCGATTTCAAGGACTGGTGCGCCCGCAGCGACATCAAGTTCGGAACATCGATTCGTACCTTCCATAAAGAGATTGAGGACAAGTACGGCTATGAAAGAATACGAGTCCGAAATACAGAGACAGGAGGTAAGCACAAATGGAAATTTGTTGTTAAATTGGACTAAGTATTTTGTTGCAGAAACTGTTGCAGAAACTGTTGCAGAAGTGTTGCAGAAACTGTTGCAGAAAGAAAAAAACTTCGTGCAACTTTTGAGGTGATTAAACGATTGTTGCATTTTCCTACTTTTGTTGACAAGAGTTTTTGCAACAATTGTTGCAGATAAAAAAGTTTCTGCAACAAAGTGGCAAGTTTCTGCAACACGAAAAAGTCAGCATTTACAAGGGTTTCACAGCTTTTGTTGCATTATCTATATATTATTGTCTAACTTAATGTAAAATTTTAGATGAGTATATATAAGTAGAATAAAAATAGGTAGGTAAAAAGATAAAAGAAGTGAGAGCAATTTTTTCTGCAACTTGCAACCGTTAATGACAGGGGGGATAAAAACATGGAAATAAGATTATCAGATAAAGATTTCGAAAACTTGATTTGCTCTCTCAGAAAAGGAGGATGTATAATGGCGAAACCTTTTTATGCGGATTATGTGAACCACATACTAAGATTTTACGCTCGAACCGTTCGATCGGGAGATGTTGAGAGATTGAAGTTTAAGAGCGAAATCGATAAATTAAATTGGCGGTCTGTCAACAGGGTGTTACATAACCTCCCGGAGCGAGATAAGGATATAATCATTGAGGTGTTCGGTCGTGGTGATACCCTTGCCGATAATATCTACGAAGTGAGCAAGGAGCTTGTTATAAATCAAGACGCCATTTGGTCTCTCGTGTCGAAGGTGACAAAAAAGATAGCAAAGGAAAGGGGTTTGATATAATGAGCAAGGAAAATTCAATTACCGAAAAAGGTGGAGAGGTTGTAAAGAAGCGTGGCCGAGGCGGTACTCATAACTTTCCTCAGATGATAGAAAGTCCAAAAGCTGATGATGTGAGAAGGATTGGTTTTACGATTCTGAAGTGGTATAACATGGAAAAAGCTGTGACAGATGAGGAAATAAGAGAAAGGTTGTATAAGTATTTTGTTGAAACATTAGAGAATGGAGAAATTCCGACTGTTGAGGAAATGAGTTTGGCGCTGGGATATGATAGAGGAACTATTTGGAGGTGGGAGACGGGGGCGGAGGGGTCAACCCCCGCAAGGCGCGACCTCATTAAAAAAGCGAAGGAATTTTTGGCCAGTTTTGACGCAAAATTGGTTCAAGAGAACAAGATAAACCCCACAACTTACATCTTCCGAGCAAAGAATTATTTTGGCTTACGGGATACGCAAGAATATGTCCTTACGCCAAACAATCCGCTCGGTGATACAAAAGACCCGGCTGAGATTCAGCAGCGACTATTGGAGGGAATTGCTGACGAGGACTAACGACCATGTAACTTTTATGTAACTTTTAAGCGTTTATATGTAACTTTCGCCCGCAAACCTATGTAACTTTCGTCCGCAAACCTATGTAACTTTCGTCCGCATTTCTATGTAACTTTCGCAAGCTTATGTAACTTTTAAATGTAACTTTTAAATGTAACTTTCCTCCGCATTTCTATGTAACTTTCGCAAGCTTATGTAACTTTTAATCACCTATGTAACTTTCGTCCGCACATTTATGTAACTTTTAGGCACAAATATACCCGCTTTCAAATGCTGAGAGCGGGTCATTTTTCGCCTACAATCGTTTTTCGGCGGCTTATTCCTTGTCGTTTTGGCATGGCTCTAAAAACGGCATTTAAATTAATATTTCACACTGTCGTGCCCTCTACGGATGCCGTGGAGTATTTTGGGCAATAGAAAAGCCGCCCATTGTGGGCGGCTCTTCTTCTGTCTATGAGTGCTTAGCGCAGTCTAATATTATCATTATGGGCAATGCAAGAATAAATAATAATAATAATAAATTCAATGTTTACACTTCCTTTTTATTCATTATATCTAACATATATAAGATTTTGCCGTAAATCGATTGTATTAATATATGGTCGTGAGTGCGCTGCGTATCCTGCAGATTGTTACGCATGTAGTCGTTATAGTTTTGCGTTTCTTGACGGCTTAGATTGCTTATTAACTCGTAAACATCGGATAAATTTACCTTAGTCATATTTTCATCCTCCGCTATTAAAATATGAATTCGGTTGTAACATAGTCCCACGCCCTCCCGTAATGAGTTACGCCTAAAACATAAACATTTAATTTTTCGGAGTAACAAACCAATTCTTTTGTGGAGCGCATCAGCCGTTTCGCCGTTTTGTCGTCGATGATAAACCACTGGAAAACTTCCGTTTCATATCGTCCGACGGCGTTTTCCTCGTCGCACTCGTCACCGTTCTCGTCATAATATCCCAAAAAGCGGCAGTTTTCAAGGTTGTCTAAGAAGTTCTCATCAACCAGCGGAACGTTGTTGCAAAGAATCATGTTGCTGTCTGGGTAAAATATTTGTGAATAGACGCAGCGCACTTTTTGGCCTCGCAATTCGTTGAATGGATTTTCAATCTTTGTTAGTGTGTAATGCTTTTTAAGGAATGGATTGAGCTTGATATATTCGCCCGTGTAAACTGTGCCGTTTTCGTTCCTGTAAAACTCATCTGCGTAAAACTCTTTCATGTTTTAGCCTCCTTATTGATTAGTTCTTTAATAGCTTTTTGAGTGTCGGCTTTTAGACATCCTTTGCTGGTATATGTGCTATAGATGCCAGTGTGCCGATCTCTTGTGATGAAATAACCTTTATACATATAGTATTTGTTTAGGTCGTCTGGTCTGGTAATGTTTCTCATTGTTCGATTCCTCCTTTCTAATATAGTTTTACAATTACATTATAACTATTTAATAGTAATTGTCAATATGTTATTTAAAGGTTAAGTAACTTTCAAGTAACTATCAAGTAACTTTCAAGTAACTATCAAGTAACTTTCAAGTAACTATCAAGTAACTATCAAGTAACTTTCAAGTAACTATCAAGTAACTTTCAAGTAACTATTATGCGTCTGAGCTATCTGAGCGTGTGACAGTTTGCCCGGCGGCATACCGCCGGGCTTAGCCCGCCGTCACTCTGCATTAACTGAGTCCGTATCTTTCTTCCCAGATTTCGCTTGCCCATTTGCTGTGAGTTGCCAGCGGCATATCCTCGTCTATGTCTGCATCTACGGCGTACAGGTCGATAATAATTTTTGTGTCCTCACCCTCGGCCGGCGGGTTGTCGCTGTCTGTCTCATACCAATCCCAATCAATTGCATCTAGGTCGCTCTCAACAAGATTAACAATCTCATCGCTATAGATCTGACTGTAGCTCCATCCGCTACTCTCAATCCAACCTTTTAATGTGATAATCTGCCTTACCTTCATGTTCTAACCTCCTTCTAAAGTAAATATTTTAGTTGCTCATTCGTGAAGTTGTACTTGCTCAACTTGCTATAATAGCTTTTGTCTTTGTTAATTACATTGTCTATAAATTCGTTAATTTGTCGCAATAATTGCTTGTCTTTTTCTTTTTGTTCTTCGTATTTTTTCATCATATCAATTAATTTTAGCAAGTTCTTTCGAGTGACTCTTTTCATCTTTAGATCCTCCCTTCTTTCAATATTCTTTTTGTACAATTACATTATAACCAATTAAATGTAATTGTCAATAGGTTAATTACAATTTATTATAATTTTTTTTTCTTTTTTTACACCCTACCCAGGGGGCATAGGCGGCAGCCAGGGAGGGGTTCGTCATCTCCGTTACCACCCGAAAAAATAAAAAAGCACTTTTTTACAATAAAACTATTGACAAGTTAGTGTAATATTGCTATAATGTAACTGTAAAAAAACAGGAGGTGTTATGTATGAAAAAAGCAGTAGGATATTGCAGAGTATCAACGGATGGTCAAGTCGGAGAAGATAAATTCGGTATTGACTCCCAGAAAGAACAAATATTAGAATACGCAAAGCGTAATGATTATGAAATATTAGAATGGTTTATTGACGAAGGAGTCAGCGGTGTTAAGGAGAGTCGCCCTGCTTTCGATAAAATCATATATGGCGATGTTAGCAACCCTCCGTATGAAAGCGTAATTGTCGCTAAAAATGACAGGATAGCAAGGGATATAAACATTTATTTTTACTATAAGATGATGCTTAAGAAAAAGAATATAACCCTCATCAGCATCTCTGAGGATTTCGGACAATTTGGTGTGTTCTCCAGTATACTTGAAGCGTTTACCCTTTGCGTTGCTGAGATGGAGCGCGAAAACATTATGAAGCGTACCGCTTTGGGTAGAGGTATTAAGGCTGAAAAAGGCGGATACGCCGGTGGGCAAGCTCCTTATGGGTATAAGGTTTCCGATAAAAAGTTGGTGATAGTTCCCGAAGAAGCGATTGCGGTACGAGATATATTCAAAATGAGTGAAGATGGTAAAACACTTGCTGCCATCGCTGAGGAAATGAATCGTAGAGGTTT